GTGAAACTACCGCGATCATTGTCTTCATCTACAGTCTCTTCATCATAACGACGAGAAGCAGGTTTCTGACCCAGAACCATCTTCAGACGCTTATCCAGTTCCTCATAAGTCTTGAACTTATCTGCAGCAACCAGGTCTTGCAGAGAATACTGCTTCTTCCACAGTGCTTCCAGAGCATCGTCATCATCAAGCAGAGGGGAAGGTGCTGCGAACTCTGAAGAATCATAGTTCCAGTAACCTGCAACTTTCTTCAACTTCAGTTTGAAGTTTGCACCCTGCCAGAAATCAAAAGGATTGATTGCAGTCTCATCCTCATACTCAGGTTGCATTGCTTCCATGATCTTATCAAAGATCTTCTTACCGAACTTATACAGGAAGACTTTACCTTCATTCTGAGGATTGGCTTTGTCCTGCACAACATAGATGTTGGCATAGAAGGACAGTTTACGCTTCTGCTTACGAACAGTATCTTTGTCTGCATCGATACCGCTGTTCCAGAGTTCACGATTGTACTCAGAGACAGGATCCTTACCACCATTAGTGGTCAGGGAGTTCTCAATATACCAGCCACCAGGTCCCTGGAAGGCGTGTGAGTACAGTTTGACCCAAGGGAGGTCTTCACCATCAGGAGCAGGCAGGAAGCGGATTACAGCGTAACCATTACCAGTCTTGTCCATCTCTGGTTTCCACAGGCGGTCATCACCACCGCCACCAGAGTTATTTTGCTTCTCTACTTCCTTGACCAGTTTGGCGGTCAGAGAGCCAAGAGAAGATTGCTTTTTAAGATTTGCGAAAGACATAGGATTTTTTAGATTTGTTGGATTTGGCCTTTGTGGACTTCGTTATTCTACAGGTCTGACCCCGTAATGTCAATCTGTTTACGCATCGATTCCAAGAGATTGGACATGTTGCTAAAGATAACACCCATATCCACATCTTTCGGCATCCCCATAGCGATTGCCGAATCAGTGATGCGTCGTTTCATTTCGATTGCTTCAGGATCGTCAGACAAACTCAGTCGAGTATAAAGAGTCTGCTGTTTAGTCAGCAGTTTCTCCAGCAACTCAACATGCTTTATCTTTTCTTCTTTACTCATCGATGGAAACTTAAAAACATTTCCATAGATTTCTTCTTGCAACTCTGAAATTTCAACCATCTCAGAACGAACAAATTCAGAATCAAAGAAACTCATGTAACTCCTCCTAAAACAATCTCCTTTAGAATTTTTTTATAACGAAATACATCTATATGTAGGAAAGAAGAATATTTTTTAATTCTCATACTTACGGTTTCCCACACTGGATCAGACAGGTGCTTATCAAAGTCTTGTCTGAATCCAAGTATCTTATCAAGAATGACCATTGTCTCAATAGATACTTCACCTCTTAGATATGTCTTGAGGATTTCTGGATGGCGTGAGCCATCCTTAGCAAACATATCATCAAACCTGCCAGTAAAGACATGCTCAATCTCCTCTTTAAAGAGATAAGAAAGTGACTGAGTTCTCTTTTTCCAATCAGTGTATCGACCTTCACCTTCGCGTATCATTTCTCCTATCCAAAGCTTACTTGGATCAGTGCAGGTGATAAAGTTCGATACAAAAAATTCAACCACCTCTTGGTCTGACTTGTTTCTTGCAAGTTTCTCAAACCAGAAGCGGTCTTTTCTTTTATAGAAAGATTGAACGGTCGCACGACTCTTACCACAATACTTGTGGTAATCATACTTCTCTTTGGTGAAGTGATTCTTCAAAGAAAGGTATTGCTTATAGGCATCGAATGGCATCACTTAACTTCACGTTGAACAATATTAAAAGCAAAAGTAATTCTTTCTTTGTTTACAGTCTGTTCCTCTACGTGATGAAGAACCTGACTAGGGAACATAATCATTGTACCATTATCACCAGCATATGCACAACCATAATTATCAAAAATAGTGGGATGTTTGTGATTATTGTAATATATCACTCCCGAAAGAGTTCCTGAGTGATTATGTGTTGGATTATCATCCCCCTTATATGCAAAGTTGGCCCACAGATCATATCCATCATAGTGACCAGACCAATCTCTAAGAAAGAAATCTCGATGAGGTTTACCCATTCCCCAATACTTGGAAGAAAGTTTCAAAACCCAAGCTAACCAGAATCCTTCATGAATTAAACGACGTGGTACTGAGCATTGGTATGAATTATGCTTCTTACCATCACTAGCAATGTAACCTACATTTTCATGTGCTTTAAGATCTGCTAGAGGATGATTTTTAATCTTTCTACATTCCTTAACCCATCCATCAATTTCTTTCATGATTGGTTTGGGTATTCGAGTCACCATTACAGGACAATCATTCTGCAATTTTTTCATTTCAAAATTCATTTTTTACAAAGGCAATTTAGCCCGAGAACTTCTCTTTAGAAAATTAAGTTCCATTGCTTCTCCCTTAATTTTTTCCTTCAAAGGTTTAGAGATTAGTTTTGATACAGATTCAACGTCAATATTATTCTTCTCGCAGAAAAATACTACCGCATCAATGTACGACATCTCAGGGTTGTCTAAAACAACATTCTCAATTTCTTGAGTGAACCTAGATGGGCAGTAAAACTTTTTCTCTAGGACCTTTTCTAGATCATTCTCCATCTCTCGTCCCAGTATTGTGATGTACAAATTCTTTAATATACTTAACTAATAACTTAATATAATCCCCTTTGTTGCGTTTGTCAAATACTTGAACTTCTCCGCCAGGAGTCACCATCAAAGTAATGAGTTTTTTAATAGGAATACCAGTCATCTCATAGTATGCAGAAGCATAAAACATCTCTTGGACAAAGTAGTTCTCAATCCATTTTTCAGGTTTGATTTTTTCTGAAGTTTTAAAGTCAATGACTGCCAACTCTCCTTCATACTCTGCGATACAATCAACTCGTCCTGCAAGTCCAAAGTATTCTGAATAGAGAGTACGCTCGATAGCGTGTATATTATTTATCTTATCTAGTTCAGGTTTCAAATGATGAAACATAAACTTAGATGCTGGGAGATAGTTGTTCCAATCTAGATCTTTATTTAAGAGATAGTCCTGAGCAACTTCATGAAAATCAGTTCCACGTCTAGTGGCCTTTTTGGTGATGCGATTTGCTTCTTCGATACCAACTCGCTTACGCCAGTCAACAAAAATTTGTCTGTTGTAGAAAGAAGTTACAGAAGTAATAGAAGGCACCCAGTCTCCATTGGGAATATTATAGAGACGGATGCCATTCACTTCTTTTTTAGTCAGTTCAATTTCACCGAGATAATTATGATGAACAAAATTCATAAACCAAGATCCATTTTAGCAAGTAGATATTCTTTACAGAGTCCTGAACGGACAATATCCTCAACACCAAATTCAATAATATCCATTGAAGGCATTGACCTAAGAATATTCATAAAGTCAATGATGCCATTTCTTTCATTAGTTTTTACAAGGTCAGTCTGCGTGGCATCACCACAGAACATAATCTTGGAATCTTCACCAACACGGGTGATGATTGAATCTAGTTCATGGAAGTTGAGGTTCTGGAATTCATCAACAATAATAATTGCCTTATCCAGAGTTGTACCACGAATAAAAGAAGTACTCCAGAAACTAATTGTATCCTGAGTTTTGAGATTTGCATAGAGCATCTCAAAGTCAGCATCACTAGGCATCTGGAACATATACTTCACCATATTCTTATATGGAATCTGATAAAGTGATGACTTATCTTCATGGTCTCCAGGAAGGAATCCAATCTCCCTAGTAGCTACTAGAGAACGAACGATGTAAATTTTTTCATAAGGAGTAGTCTCACTAAGAACATCGCAAAGAGCATTGTAAAGTGTAATGAATGTTTTGCCTGTTCCAGCACATCCATAAGCAACTACATTCTGATCTTTTTCATAACTTTCAAATAATGTTTTTTGATTGTCAGTCAAAGGATCAATGTCTCTGAGGAAATCACTATTAATTGGTTTCTTTCTCTTCATCTGCTTAGCAGTTAATCCTACACCAATGGGTTGATCAGACTTCTTTCTTCTTGGCATATACAGTTAAACGGGGCGAACGGTTGAACCTGGAGCTTTAGATGCTTTACGAAGTACATCATTCCAACCTGGATGAGACTTCTTTAATTTGTCATAGACCTCTCCAATCTCACCACTATAAGGTGCGGTGGATGGATCGCTCCAGTCTCTGTCCCATTCAGGATTATCCTTTTTCCACTGATCCCATTCATGAACACTAAGTTTTACTTCTTTTTGTTCACCAGTTGTTTTGTTGATAACAGGATATGTTGCCATAAATCAATTTCAGATATGTACTATTTATTGTTGAGTGTCAAGTCCACTCCATTGCTTCAGCGACAGCAGGAAACTGTTCGATAAAGATCTTCTTAGCACCCAGTGCAATGTCCATGTGCTCCTTCTGTGTGCCGTTGGCCGAGCGCAAATCAATATAATGGATCCATGACCTCACAGAGCCCGTCATGTAGATCCTTGTGGGGCAGGCCAGGGGCAATACAAACCGAGCACACTCCTTTGCAATCGATGCGTCAAGCATCTCTTGGTAGAGTTTCATTCCTTCGTCAAAGTGCTTTTGCATTTTGATCTGGAACTCCTGGCGGACAAACGGATCAATATCATCAATAGAATTCTGACGATTCTTGGTGTCTTGGCGGCGTAGTTCAGGTAGAGGGATCTTCTCCGCGAGTAAGGAAGAATCAGCATAGCGTTGGGAAAACTCTTGATATGTGAACGAACGGTGCCGAAGCACTTGAGCTGCGATTCCTCTGGTGGTATTGATCTCCAGAGTCATAAATGCTTGCTCAAAGATCGACCAGTGTTGATGCTTCACACAATACTTGAGCAGACCAGAGAACTTCTCATTCTCTTGGTTATTGGGATTAGAAACACGGGCACAGTAGGCCATGTGCTTCTCTGCGTCTGGTGTAACGCTAATCAGTTTAGTCAGGGTATCCATCATCGTCATCAAATACTTCGTCGTAATCAGTTATGTAGTTTGCAGAAGTTTCTTCTGTCTTGTATGCATCCACATCAGAGAATACTTCACTCTCCAATGCTTCCACAAGAAGTTTGAGATTCCTTACTATTAATTTAAGTTTGTCTCTTTCCATAAAAAATGGGAGGTTACCCTCCCATTCTAACAATATTTGATTAGTAAGTCAATCACTTGTTGTAAGTATGACCACGATAGCAGAAGGTGCCATGGGTTTCCCCTTCACCTTGCTTGCACTCATATTGGACACCACGATAGGATGTCATATGAATTTGTGCGTCGTGAAGTGCAGATGCCTTCTCGATTTGCTTCTTGATCAGGTTGAGTGTGTTCATTGTAGGTCTCCTAAAGAAATGAGTTAGTTAAAACCCGTTCCTTCAGTCGTTTGCGTCCCAGTACCAATTACATTCAGGCACAGATTCCTTTACGGTTTCTACCAGCTCTATCACCACTTCTGGTGGTAGTTCTGATTTGTTTTTTGTGATTCTCAGCATAAGAGAATCAGCATCCTGACATGTTATACTTGCATAGAGTAGTAACTCAATCATGGGATGAACGCTCCGTTCCGCGACTTACTTGCGTCCCACAGAAGTGGGATGAACGTAGGTCTATTATAGACCTTGTATACTATATAGTCAAGTAGTTTTGTATAATGTGATACAGTTTACACAAACATCCCTTGATCTTTCATAAAGTTGAGGGTTTCCTTCATACTACCAACATGTCTAAACCCAATATTAATTTGTGGATATTCAGCATCCTTACCAAACTCTGATTCAAATCCTCTTTGAGTAAAGTGTTCATTGAGTTTGTATTCAAGAAACTCACCACCAAGAGACTTCAAAAGAGATGCCATTCTCTCACATTCTTGGCTTCCATTAGAGTAAATTACCGCAGTCATTCTTCCTCCTTGTACTCGATTGAGATTTTTCTGGTGACATTACCACGACTATCTTGAATGATATAACTTTTTAGTTCACCACCCAATTCTTCTGCAATACGATGAAGTCTCCACCAGGGAACACTCTTTTCTCTTTTACCTTCAACCATTTTTGATTGTTTATCATCCCATATGTAGTTATGAAGTTTTCCATCACTACCAATAACTTGATAATCATACTCCATCATCAATCCCTCTGACGCCAATCATCAGGTTTATCTTGTTTGAACCAGTCTACAATTTCATCAGCAGAACCAAACCCCGTTTTGTAATTAGATGGGTCGGGGTCGCCTAGTCCCATCTTATTCATAAAATCATCCATAGTCCCCTCTTGAATATCTTGAGCGGCTTGGCGTCTGGCTTTGTTTAACCAGTCTCTAGCAGTTGTATATGACTTAGCAATTTTTTCTGCCCAAATCATATCTTCAAGATTGACTTCTTCTTTATTTGCAATCTTCTTACAAATAAATTCTAACCTAAGTCGATATTGAGTTGAAAGCATATTAATCGTCCGACAGATAGTGCTCTAGTTGATTGATTCTACTAAACTCCTGATACGCTGCTTCAGAACGCAAGTGGAGGACATCACGAATATCATCTATAATAATACTAGGATTAACACGATCATCAAGGTACTTATCAACCGCTTCTTTAAGGTATCTGTACCTGTGCCATTCCTGTGAGTAAGGTTTGTAGTTCATAGTATATT